CTTTTCTGCTGGCCCTATGCATTATTGTATTTTGTATCGTAAATATTTCTTGCCGTTTATTGCTCACTGTATGAATAATCGAATTGATAACATGATGGCTGTAGGTATTAACCCTGTTAGTCCAGAGTGGCATCGGTTAGCTACTTTCCTTAAAAAGAAGGGAGCTCACACTATTGCTGCTGATTATTCAAACTATGACGGTAAGGCATGTACTGATGGTTATAAAGCGTTTTACGAGGCAGCCATTGAATGGTATCGTATCCACTGGGATGAGATTGTTGCTGCAAGCAAGAATACCGTACTGGGGCGCAAATTATCTTTCGATGAGTTTGCTCAATTTTTACGTAATATGGCTTATGAATGCACTACACACATTCATTTATGCGAGAAGGAATTCGAGAAGGAAGGAGTACTGAAGAAGTTTCGTGTCTTTTATCAGGTCATGAACGGTATGCCATCAGGGAATCCAGGTACTGCTATTACTAATAGCGTGTGTGGTATTTTCATGATGATGTATTGTTACTTCATGATATTTGCTGACGATCTTGAATTGTGTACTGTAGAGATGTTTTTCCGACTCGTATATATGATAACATACGGAGATGATGTGTGTGTGAACATACATCCCAGTATTATTGGACGATTTAATCAACGTACTTTGACAGCTATGATGAAACAATGTTTTGACATTGATTTCACTGATGAGCTCAAGACTGGTACTGTAGTTGACTATAGAACTTTGTCAGAGATATCGTTTTTAAAACGTCGATTTGCGTTCAATGAATACTTACAGATGTATGTAGCACCGATGCCTGAAGATGTATTATTGGATATTTCAAACTGGGTGCGATCAGGATCTGAAGACCCCGCTGTTATTACTGTTAACAACCTTAAGAGTATTATGAGCGAATTATCTTTCATTTCTCGAGAGCGCTTTGATTATTGGAAACCAAAAATACAAGAACGAGCAAGAAAGCTTACACAATATACGTCCGTTACACCAATTTTCGACACAT